GCAACCGCCTGCAGTACATGACGACGGCGGAAAAGCTGAACTACGTCAACAGCATGGGCGACCGGGGCCTGATCACCAGGAACGAGGCCAGGGCGGTGTTCAATCTGACACCGCTGCCGGAGCCCTACGGCAGCCAGATCATGGCCAGGGGCGAGTATTACAACATTACGGATCCGAAGGATGACGATCAGGATCCGGATGACGGAAAGAAAGACGAATGAGGTGAAAAACATGCCGAAACTGAATCGGGAAATCCGGATGATGGAGTTTGAGGTTCGGGCGGAGGATGTCAACGGCAGTGTTGGCCGGCTGGTCGGGCGTCCGGTCGTATATGGCCAGGTGATCCAGTACGGATGGCGGCGCGAGGTGATCGACGCGGGAGCCATCGACGGAAGGACCGACCTGAAGGATGTACGGTTTCTGATCGGTCATAACACGGGCATGGTTCCGCTGGCCAGGAGCCGGAACAACAACGCAAACAGCACCATGCAGCTGAAGCCGGATGAAAAGGGCATGGAAATCCGGGTGGATCTCGACATTGAGAACAACCAGGATGCGAGAACGCTGTATTCAGCGGTGAAACGCGGGGACATCTCCGGAATGTCCTTTATGTTCACCGTGGATAAAAGTACGTGGGAAGAAGAAACCAGCAGCAATCCGCTGCGTCGGATCGTGCACATCGACAGAGTGTTCGAAGTGTCCGCCGTCGCCTTCCCCGCGTACGACGAAACAAAACTGCAGGCCGCGAGTCAGGACACCCTGCCGGAGGGCAGCGAGAGTCCGCTGGAGAGCGCATTGAAGCGCGAGCTGGAGGAGTTTCGGAACAGGAAAAACAACGCTGAGCGCCGGGAAAGGGCGCTCGAAATTTTGAGGAGGTAAAGAGCCATGAAGGAAAAACTGAAGAAGATGACCATTGCTGAGCTGCAGAAGCGGCAGGGCGAACTGCAGGCCATTGGCAAGAATCCGGAGAACCGGACGGCCGAAGAGCTGGAGCAGCTAGCGGAGGAACGCCAGGCGATTGACGAGGAACTGAACGAGAGGCGCAACCAGGCCAATCTGGACGTGCTGCGCCGGGCCGCTGTGGCCAACGGGACCGTTCCCGTGACCGTGCTGCAGAGTCGGCAGACCGAAGGCCAGGGCGAGGAGCGCCAGATGGGCGCGGACAGCCCCGAATACCGCACTGCCTGGCTGAAGCGGATGGCCGTGCGCGACGGCGTCGCCCTGTTCGGCGAGCTGAACGAGAATGAGCAGCGGGCCTTCACCCACACCACCGCGAACACCGGCGCCGTGGTGCCCACCGTGACGATGAACCGTATCATCGAGCTGGTGGAGAGCGAATATCCGCTGTACGCTGACGCGGAGAAGAGCGCCATGACCAGCGGCTTCCAGATTCCGCGGCACAAGGCCATCGCGGCCGGAGACGCCGCCGCCACCGCCGAGGGCGCGGCCAACGCCGATGAGCAGGACACCTTCGACTATCTGGCCCTGGCCGGCGTCGAAATCAAGAAGCACATCGTGATCAGCCGCAAGATGAAGTGGCAGTCGATCGATGCCTTCGAGGACTGGATCGTGCGCCACATCAGTGAGCGGATCGGCGTGGCCAAGGAAGCCCGGATCATCGCGCAGCTGGATAACGCCACCTATGGCATCGACGCCGCCAACGTGATGGCGTCCGTCGCCTGCGACGATGAGGGCATCCGCAGCGTGCTGGCCAAGATCAAGGGCCAGGGCGAGGTCCGGTGGTACGCCAACCAGGGAACCATCTGGAACAAGCTGGCGGGCGTCGACACCACGGCCGGCGACAAGGCGTTCATCCCGAACCCGATGGTGGATCCTGTGACCCAGGGCCGAATCTACGGCGGACTGGTCAAGAAGGACAACAACATCGCGGACAACGTCGCCTATGTCGGTATCCCGCGGCAGATCCTGGCGAACAACTTCGAGGAGCTGTTCATCAATCACGCGATGGATCCGAAGACCTTCGAGGACATCGTGGCGGGCTACAGCCTGTTTGACGCCGGACTGGAGAATCCGCTTTCCTTCGTGAAAGTGACTTTTCAGTGACGGCGCAAGCGGACACCAATGAGGACGGGAACCTGTCTGAAGAGGAACTGAACGCCCTGACCGTTGCCCAGCTCAGGGAGCTTGCGTCCGAAAAGGGCATTACACTGACGGCGACCACCAAAGCCGCGATTATCGCGGAGATTCTGGCAGCGCTGGCAGGATAACAACCAACGGCCCGGCGGGGACTTTCCTGCCGGGCTTTGCATTGAACGGAGGATGAGGAATGTTCGCGGAAGTGAAACGGATGCTGCCGATCAGCGGGAACGATTATGACGCGGAGATCGTGACACAGATCAAAGCCGCGGCGCTGGATCTGACACGGACGGCGGATATCATCCTGCCGGGAGAAATCGAAATCAGCATCGACGACACAACCGGCGCGGTGACTGACGAGAGCACCATGGACGATGAGCTGATCATCACGGCGATCGGTACCTGGTGCGCGATGCGGATCGGGAACCCGCCGAACTATGATCAACTGCTGAAGGCCTACGAGAGCATGAAGGGCAGCCTGAGGATCAGCGGGCACTACACGGATTATGAGGAGTGAAGGCAGGAATGGAAAAGCTGAGCAGCTGCGTGCTGATCGCATTCCGGCCGGACGCCCATGAGGCCGGAGGCCGGGCGGAGGAAATCCGCCGGGAAGTGAAGTGCACGGAGAAGGACGTCGGGCTTACGGAACATTACCAGGCGACCGGCCAGGGGCTGCTGCCGGAAATGCGGCTGCTGATCCCCTACGAGCGGGACTACCGCGGGGAACGGGAGCTGGAATATGACGGGCAGCGGTACCGGGTGATCCGGAAAGTCGGCGGAGAGTATAACGGCGTGCTGCTGACATGCCAGCCGTGGGACGGCAACGCGGCGGAGGTGAACGCGGATGTCTGAGGAATATTTGGCGCTGGAAGCGGCGCTGAAGGCCATCGGGATCCCGTGCGCGGAGAACGGATGGACCACCAGGCCGAAAAGCGACTACATCACCTACGCGCTGGAGTTTGAGGCGGACGCCGATCACGGCGACAACCGGAAGATCGCGCGGGCCTGGGAAGGCAGCATTGACCTTTACTGCAGCGACAAGCGCGGCGGAGGGTATCCGAGCCAGATCGAGGCCGTGCTGGCTGAGCACTGCGACGGATGCTGGCAGATGGAAACATGTGGCAGATGGGAACGCGAAACGGGCCTGTTTCACTATGAATGGAGCTTCGAGGTTCTGGGGTGAGGCTGAATGGCATACAAATGCGTTACCGAGGGGATGAGCGAGCTGGTCAGTGCGATGGACCAGCTCGGAGCAGCCGGGCGAGGAGCCGCGGCAGGCGGGCTTTATGAAGCCGCCGGAGTATACGCTGACGCGGTCAGCGGGGCAGTCAACGGGATTGCCGTGGAACCGTTCAAGTACGCAGCGGGCGGACGAAAACGGAGACCATCCCCGGAGGAGAAGGCGGCGCTGCAGGGCGCCGGAGCGGCCGGCATCGCGAAATTCAAAAACAACGGCCTGAGCGTCAACACCAGCATCGGATTCAACAATTCCGGATACGCGCTGGTGGACGGGCGGCGGAGCATCAAAGCCAGGACGAATTACCGGTACGACGAGACGACCGGGAAAGTCATGCACGCCAGCAAGGCGGGCAAGGGCTCAAAGAACGCAAAGCCGATTCCGCTGATCGCCAACTCCATCAACAGCGGAACATCATTCATGGACAAACAGCCGTTTTTCCGGAAGGCCACACGGCAGGCGGCCGGAAAAGCGCAAAGCGCATTCGATGCAAAGGCCACGGAGATTCTGAACCAGGCCGCGGCGGTCGTCGGGAAAAACAGCGGCCGGACTTACAGAAGCTGGAAGGACCTGGCCGAGAATGGATGGAAATACGGAGATTAACAACAGGAGGGATAGAACATGGCAGCAGGAAATCCGAAACAGCGGGTTGGAATGATGTACCCGATTTGGGCTCCGCTTATGAGCCACACGGAGGGCAGCATGCCGACCTACGGTACAGGCGTCCGGCTGATGGAGGCACGGACCGCTACCGTGACATTCGAGCGCAACGGCGGATCTGACTACGGCGACAACCGCGTCGTAGCGGAGGACAACGGCGCGACGGGCATGACCATCGACTTCGAAAGCACTGGCCTGCGGAATGACGCGCGGATCGCGGTGCTGGGCGAAGAGGCCGGCAGCCAGGAAATGGGCGGCCAGTGGATCACGGACGCGCCGAGCCCCTACGGAGGATTCGGCTACATCGAGAAGATGCTGGACGAGAACGCCCAGAGCTTCAGCTATGAAGTCTGGATCACCGTCAAGATCCATTTCAACGAGAACACGCACAACAGCCAGACCAGAGAAGGACAGACCACATGGGGGCATCCGACGCTGAATGGCCGGGCGGTTCCGCTGGACATCGACGGAAGCGGAAAACTGAAATACCAGTGGCACGGGAACTTCAACACGCTGGCGGACGCCAAGGCGAAGATCAACTCCGTGCTCAACTATACGCCCTGATCGGAGGACGGCGGAACACATACGGGGGATCCAGCGATGGGTTCCCCGTTTTTGTGGATTGAAATGTTGAAGTTTTCATGATCGATCAGGAAGTTTTACGGATTGATTATGAAGTGTTGATGATTTGAATAAGGAGATCTGGGAAAATGACAGAAATCACGATGGGCGGGCGGACGATCCCGCTGTATTTCACGAGCTGGGAAATGATCGCGATCCAGGAGCGGATCGGATGCACGGCAGCGCAGCTGCGGGACGAGGTTTTCGGACTGCATCTGGCGGATCAGGAGGACCCGGAGAGCTGGGCCATGAGCGTGGCGACGGATCCGGAGAAGCTGAAAAAATTCGGAACGCTGATCGAGATCCTGGGCAACGCAGGGCTGGAAGAGCAGGGACAGGAACCGGATCTGACAGAAAAATGGGTGCTGCGGCACATGCGGCCGGCGGAGATTGTCGGCTTTGCCATCCTGGCAACGCTGGAGATCAACAGAGGCATGCGCAGCGAAGTGGCGGAAGAGGAACAGAAGGAACAGGCGGGACAGAAGATCGACGTCATGGTGGCGGAGGAAGAGAGAAAAAAAGCGCCAGCGAAATGACGTACCGGCGGATCGTTTCGTGCGGACTGATCGCCGGGCTGAAGAAAGAAGAAGTGAACCGGATGAGGCCGGGCGAAGTGCTCGACTACTATTACTACCGGATGAGATATGACAGCATGTTTTCGATTGGGGGCTAAGAGATGGCAGGGGTGAACTTTAAAATCGGCGCGGACGCGAGCGCCTTTAAGCAGGGCGTAAGCGAAGCCCAGGCCAGCCTTAAAACCCTGGACGCCGCGCTGAAGGTCAACGAGGCCAGCTTTAAAGCCGGCGGGGACGCGGAAACCTACATGTCCCAGAAGCTGGAGATTCTGAACTCGAAGATGACCCAGCAGAAGAGCCTGGCCAATCAGCTGCAGGCTGGGCTGCAGAAGATGCGCCAGGCCGGCGTTTCACCGACGTCGGTGGAATACCAGAAGCTTGAGCGGGATCTGTACAACGCTCAGGCGGCCATGAACGAGACGAAGGTCGCGATCGATAACCTGGACGGCAGCCAGGAACGAGCCACGGGCAGCGCAGGAAGTCTGACGGCAGCGGTCAACGGGATCGGGAAAAAGATCAGCCTGGACCAGGTGATCGGCGGGATCGACCGGATTACCGGCGCCATGCAGACAGCTGCGGGGGCCGCGGTCAACCTGGGCGAGAAGATCTGGGACAATGTCATGAACTCCGCAAAATGGGCGGACGATTCATCGACCATGGCGCTGATGTACGGCATCGACCCGGAAAGGTTCCTGCGGATGCAGAAGCTGGTTAAGAACGGCATGGACACATCGGTGGACGCCATGCTGCGGAGCCAGACGAAGCTGAACAAGAACATCGGCGACGGGAACAAGGACACACTGCAGTATTTCCGGGAGCTGGGCGTTGCGATCGCCACGGTCACCGGCGAGTCCATGGACATCGTGCAGCGAAAGGACCCAGCGGATCTGTTCTGGGAGATCGGCGACGCTCTGATGCACATGGGCGATGCATACGACAAGGAGGCGGCATCGCAGGCGATTTTCGGTAGAGGCTGGAAAGAGCTGGTCCCGCTGTTCGACAAATACGACAGCAGGGCTGAATATGAGAAAGCGCTGGGCAGAGTCAAAGTCAACACTGAGCAGGAAGTCAATGACCTGGCGGAGCTGAACGACAAGGTAGCGGAGCTTCAGGGGAACGTTGAAACGCTGACCAACAAGGGATGGGCCGCGCTTGCACCTTCCCTAACCGGTGCGGCGGAAGCGCTGAATGGACTGCTGGGCAGCGTGCTGGAATACCTGGACACTCCGGAAGGGAAAGAAGCCCTGAAGGAGATGAGCGAGAGCGTCAGCACGCTATTTGAGGATCTGGGGAAGATCGATCCGAAGGACGTGGTTAACAACTTTCAGACGGTATTTGATAAGCTGGTCACTGGGTTTGAGTGGATTGCTGAACACAAGGGCGACGTATTGAAGGGGCTGGAAGTGATTGCCGGCGGATTTGGTCTGCTGAAAGTATCTGGAGATGTCCTTACGGCTCTGAAACTGATGTCAGGGCTGAGAGGATTGAAAGGCGGCGGCGCAGAAGCTGGCACACCCGGCAGTGGAGGAAGCGGAGGCGGACTAAAAAGAGCGTGGCAATGGGCAGGAGACAAACTGTCAGCTGTCAGCGAGTGGATTGGCGGCCCGCTGAATGGTGCGGCTCTGTGGGATTATGCTGTGAACAATACCAGGATCGGCCAGGAGACCAGGAACACAGGGGATTTCTTCGGAGCAGTTAAGACCGCGTGGAATGAGAAAGTCGAGGAGGTCAAAAAGAACTGGAATGATTTCTGGGAGACATCGTACTGGGGCGAAATTGGCCAGATGTATGCTGACAGCCTGAACAAATGGACAGAGGATCACAGCGCCAGCAACAGCAGCATCCTGGGCAAACCAGGGCAACTGCTGGATGAGTGGGATAAACTGTGGGGTAACGAAAAGGTCGAAATCCCAACGGAACCGAGTGTGCCGGAAACAGCCGCGGCAAACATCGCCGAGCAGATCGGCATTGTGCCGGTACAGGTGCAGCCGGTTTTATCCGGGACCGGATACGGCGGGGCGACGGGCGGGGGCACGATGAGCCTGTTACGCGATTTTGGCAACGGGCTGGCAAGCCTGTTCGGCCTCCATGCCAACGGCCTGTGGGCAGTGCCGTTTGATAACTACCCCGCACTGCTCCATCGCGGTGAGCGCGTGGTGCCGGCACGGGAGGTTTCCAGCCGGAGCTATAATTCGAACCTTTATGTCGAGAAAATGATCATGAACAACGGCGCGGACGCCCAGGGCCTGGCTGATGCGATGGCTGCAGCCAACCGGCGGACGGTAAACAGCTATGGCGGAGGTTGAGTGCATGGATCCTGCAGACGTCGTGCTGACAATTAACATCGCGGGGATCATCCTGATCCTCCTGGCGGTTTGGTGGAGGTAATGGCATGGGCCAGAGCTATTTCATTTTTAACGGCAGGGATTGCCGGGAGATGGGCGTTCGGCTGGTCGGCCCGATCGGACTGGTCCGGCCGGAAGAGCGGGTTGAACATGTCCAGATCCCGGGCCGGGCGGGAGACCTGACGCGGCTGGAGGGCGACGATATTTTCAACAGCTACATCCAGACGGCGGAGATCTCCGTGCAGGGTGCACTCAATGTGCGGAACGTGCTCTCGTGGCTGCGGGGAGCCGGATACCTGACGACATCCAGCGAGCCGGACCGCCGGCAGATGGCGCGGGTGATCGGCGCGATCACGCTGGACAAGGTCAGCAAATACCTGGACGCATGGCGCGGACAGGTCCAGTTTTACTGTCAGCCCTTCAAGGAATTGCTATGGGAACGTCCGGAGACGATCAGCGCAGCCGGCAGTATCGTGAACAACGGCGACGTGGTCTGCAAACCGCTCTGGAAGCTCACAACAAGCGACGCGGCTGTGACGCTGACAGTCAGCCACAGCGACGGCAGCACAACCAGCATGGAGAGCATGACGGTCACAAATGTGGGCCCGGCGCTTTATATCGACAGTGACGGGATGGAAATCCTGAGCAG